TTGGCTTACAGGTCGCATACAGGTAGGGCAAGAATATATTTTCATAGGGCTAATATTCATATATACTTACGGACAGTCGCCCCTTGCGACCGCAGGTCGCACATATAGGATTACTTGAAATCAAATATCTTCCTGCTTGCTTGTAAGCTAGCTGGTAGTAAGGAGTTAGTGTAGTATATAGTATTATACAGGTATACTTGAAATCAAATGTATTCCTGCTGGACGTAAGGCTATAACCCCCCAAGTAAGAGTGGCTTATAGCCTATATACTGTCCAGGATCCATATTTATATATAAAGATACCCCCAATTTCAGTCTTTTAGGGCCTTATACCCCCCTATTCCCGGGCCTTCCCCCCAGAAATCCATAAAAAGTTAGCTCACCTTTATTATACTACCCCTGGAGTTAGGTGTCATGCGTCCGGGGCCTTATAGCGTGATTCTTAACAAAATAACGCCCTGCTCTTGACAACCAGTAAAACATCAGGCATACTTTATAAAAAGGAGGCAAGATGAAATGTATAATAAAATGTAGCGGAGAGGGTTGCCCCAAGAAGAAGACCTGTTCTCGGTATCTGGATAAGGATAGTATGTGGCAATCTTACTTCAAGAAGCCTCCTCACAAGGGGAAGAAATGCGATTACTATGTGAAGCGCGAAGAGGAGCCTGTAATAGTTACTCGTTTTATGGGATTAAAGCGGTGAGGTGTGGCGTAAGAATGCAGGATAGGTATATCGGTTTACCGTGGTCGTCACCTGCCGCCTCATCGCACTATATTGAGCCGAGTAGGTGGCCAAAAGCCATACAATACCGAAGAGGGCGTTGACTGGGTCGATAGCTCTTTAGGTTCTCGGCTCTACTAAACTGGAGGAGTTATGAGAGAGATTAAGTTTAGGGCGTGGGATAAAGAAATGAAGATAATGCAATATGATATTGGTAAATGTTATATTAGACAGTTATCCGATGATTGGGGTATGACTATATGGATGCAATACACCGGACTCAAAGACAAGAACGGCAAGGAGATATATGAGGGGGATATAGTTGAGGCTTCAATTTCAAGTGAGTGGGATGAAGAAGTCCCAAGAAACGAAAGAGCAGTAGTTGTATTTGAGGAAGACAGATATTGGTGTAAAAGCCAATACACTCCAGATTGGTATGAAATGGATGCTTTTTCATGGGAAGTCATCGGCAACATCTACGAAAACCCTGAGTTACTGGAGGACTAAAGATGATAGACCCAAATAAAGTATTTTTCTTTGTAGTGTGGATAGTAATGGGAATAGCCATTTTAGGTTTAATTAAATAGAAAAAAGGGGAATGAGTAGCTAATGGATAAAAAAGACAGGGAGATAATTGAGAGAGTAGAGAAGGAACACCTATTTATATCGGACATTAAGCAAGCCCTCCGCAGATTACTTGAGGAGAATGAGAGGTTAAAGATTATAGAAGAAGATTATAATGTTATCTATCCTGAAATAGACCGTCTCAAATCCGCTGTGAACTGGCAAAAGAAAACTATTGAGGCAAGGGACAAGGAGATAGACCGCTTAAAGGCAGAGCTTGAACAGGCGAACGACCAGTCAAAAGAACTGATGTCAGAGTATCATAAACGAGTTAAGGATATACACAATTTAGAAGCCGAACTCACCTCTCTCAAGGACAAGAAGGGGTATTGGGGGTGAGTGATGAAGGAATATGTATTTCTTGTGGATAAGACACTTGATAGCAATACTGCCTATGAAGAGGCAAAGATTTTTTTTAATAGTCCTTATGGTTTTAAATTTCATTGTGCCAACTATAATGATTGTTTTTCTCATTTTGATTATCCGTCGTATAGAGAAAAGACCAAAGATTATTATGTGTTTATAGGGATAAAGTAGCCACCATAAAACAGAAGGAGGGGGAATAGCAATGGCAGATTATTACGAAAACCTAATACCTGTTGATGATATATTTGATTGGATAAAAGATAGTTACGACCCCACAGATATCTATGGTGATAAATATATGGATAAGTGGGCGGAGGAGTGGGCTGAAGAAAATGGGTATAAACAACAAGATTAACCCACCCAAACAGAAAGAGAGGTCTAAATGACTACCGAGGAACGGTTGCGGAAATTGATTATTTCAAGTGCAGATGATTTGTTTGACTGTAGCCACGAGCCCGACAATGACTATAATCAGGGAATACAAATGATGAGGGATAAGCTGATAAGTAACCTCACCCAAATAATGTCGCTTATGCCGAAGGTAACTGGAGAAACATCGGACGGCTACCACACCTTTAACGAGCTTTATCACCATAGGTGCTTACTTTGGATAAACCTTTGCCAAATGATAAGCGATAAGTGCTACCTCGTCAAAGAACATTTTGAGGGCTGGTTTTTGCTTGGTGCGGAAACCCCTAATGGACAAATTAGCTACCATTGTCCTAATAAGTTTTTACCTCTTGTTGAGAATATAGCCGAGAAAAAGGTGGAGTATGATGGACACACGCCTAATGACACTTTAAAGCGACTCGAACAATTAGCCGACTCTAAAGCTCTTATGCCGAAGGCGGAAGGGAAAGAAGCGTCGGTTGAGGAGATAAGGTTGTCTATTCAAGACGCTTGTATTGGTAGTCTAATTCCATGTGAAAACCCCAGAAACCTTACTATCGATGAAGTAAAAAATGCCTTTAAGATATTTGAGGTTAAGCTCGCCACCCACCTAAAACAAAAATTTGATGTGAGGAGGAAATGACCTGGTGTAGGGCCTGTAAGCATAACCCCTGTTTATGTAAACAGGCAGAAAAATGGCGTCCTTTTGTCCTATTCTGGGAAGTAGCTATAAAGAAAGGCTTTACCGACGAACTTACCTACCGGCAGCTCATGACCAAGTGGGCACAATTCATATCCAGATATAAATATATATGATATAATTATGGAGTGAAGATTGCCGGTAATCAGTTTGTAGAGGAATTATGCTGCAAGTTGGACATACAGGGATACTCCACCTATAAGATCGCGGACCAGCTGCGCGATGCTACAGGGGAGAAGTATGACCATTCAGAAGTATGGAGGTTCTTAAACTCCAAAGCCAACCAACCTAAAGTACAAGCCCTCAGACAGAAGTACTATTCTGACCCCCAAGCAGTAGCCCTAGCCAATAAAAGAGCCCGCTTAGAAGACCTCAATAGGGAAAGAGTGCGTATATTACGTACTATAGAACATATGTGTGGTAAAGACTCCCTTATACCCCTTAAGAAGGTATCAAAGTACCTGGGCCTTACAAAGAGGCTCGTGGATATAGAGATAGCTGGCCGGGATGAGATAGAAAAACGGCCTGATTTCATAGGGTTATTTCAGAGGATAGGTCCTTATTCGGAGGTATCGGATGCCGAGCTCATTAGAGAAGCCAGAGTTATTGAGCAAAAGCTCATTGCCATCAGATCAGGCGGCTCTCTTGCAGAAAAAAATCCGTATCGAGAGGGAACTGAAGGAGCGCCAGAAGAGGAATCCGCTTAATTACTACTGGCCTCATGCCCCTGGATGCGATGGTAAGAGCTGCAACGAGGTAAAATTCACCTATAAAGACTATTATGGCACAGAATATGAGGTGGAGGGGTGTCCTCAGTACCAATTTCATACCTCAAAGGCCACTACAAGGGGGCTTTTTGGCTCTAACAGGTCCGGAAAGACGGTTGCCGGCGTAGTTGAGATGGCAATTCACCTTACAGGCCACTATCCGGAGTGGTGGATAGACGAAAAGAAGTGGAATAAGGCCATAAAGGCCCGATTTTTCACTACTGACTTCAAAAAGGGCGTGGGAGAGGTGCTCCAGGACAAGATAGCTGAGTGGTTTCCTGAAGGGGCGATCAAAGACCGCGAGAAAAACAATGCCGGTATATATGATAAATACTGGATAAAGCACGAAAGCGGCAAGATAAGCTCTTTTGACATAATGACTTATGAACAGCAGGCGAGAATGGGTGAAGGATGGTCCGGCCACATGGCCTGGTACGATGAATGCCCCCCGGAAAGCCACCGTATAGCTACCCTCAGAGGCCTTACGGACTTCTTCGGGTGGGAGGTATTTACGGCCACTCCGGTATCGGAGCCTTATCTCTATGATGAGATATATGCTTCAAAGGATCCGGATGTAGAGTGCTTTACGATGGATATACGACATAACCTGGTACGCCCCAACCCACTTACAAAAGACTCCATAGGCCTTACGGAAGAGGCTATCCAGAGGTATGAGAGGTCGATTAAGGATCCAGGAGAGTTTGATGCGCGTATACACGGCAAATTCAAATACCTGACCGGCCGGATATGGAAGATCTGGGACCGCCCCATACATACCTTCAACAGAAACATTTGGAAGAAAGGTGAGAAGAACTGCCTGTTTACCGGCCAACCACCCCGCCACTGGCCCAGGATCTTCCTTATTGACCCCCACGATGAGAAACCGCATGCTTTATTGTGGGTAGCGCTGGAGCCCGAGTACAATAGATATTTCGTATATCGGGAGGCCTTACTGAAGAACTGTTCATTTACAGAGGTTGTAAGGCATATAAGGGATGTGGAAGTTGAGAACAGGGAAAAGATAGCTGTCCGCATAATGGATCCGAATTTCGGGCCTAAGACTCAAGGGTATAACCGAAGGACGGTCCGGGATGACTTTGAGGAAGCTAGTATGAACATAGGGTATGCGATGAGTTTTGACTTCGGTAATGACAACAAGGCGCGTGGCCGTAAGGCGGTAGAAGAGCTGATGTGGTATGATACGACTCAGCCGATAAGCATAATCAACAGGCCGAAGATCCAGGTGGCCGGGGACCTGCACGAGTGTATATATCACATAGAGCACTATGTATGGGATGAGAACAAGCACGGTACGGAGCGCGATCCCAGGGAAAAACCAAAGGACATAGCTACCGATTTTAACGACCTGTTACACTATTTGAGCCTTTCGGAGTTCAATGGGGAGCCGGCCGAGGTAGTACATGGGCCGGGGAAATTCTATGCCTAAGGGAACGAAAGTATGGAGATGTGTGCAGAGGCTAGTAGACAGGGGTATGGCAAAGCCTACTGCTATAAGGATATGCCAAAAATCGACTGGCCAATCATATAAAACAGGCAAGCGAAGCAAGGGGAGCAAACGTGGCAGAAAAAAGCGCTCTTAAAAAAGTAAAAGATTTCTTTACCAAGTCTCCGGAGTCAGA